TTTAAGCTCTTCAAACTTTACTACATCGCCAGTTACTATAACTATGCCGTCTGGATACACTAAATGGGAAGAATTTTCATTGGAATGTATTACAAATTTAACTAATAATGGAGGTGGTACTATTAGTGCTGAATTAATATATGGCGATGGTACTAGTTTACCGATATCTTCTACACAAGGTACCGGAAATTCAACTCAAGTATTTAATCTAGCAAATAGTGATGATAACACAGCGGGTGTTTGGAAACACGAAGGAATTGTTACATCTACATTTAATACAGGTGCTACTTTATCGTTTAAATCTACATTTACAATTTTGACGGTTGGAGTACGTAGTGTTTATTTACTGTTAAAAGCATATGCTAAAAAATAAAAAATGAGTAACTTATTTAATTATTAAATAATATGCCTGTCAACGTACTTTCATCTTCTGGCAATCCGATACGATTCAGTGATTTAAACAAATTGATGAATCGTTACAATTCGGGAATATCATCAAACTCTGCCATTTCTTCTTCTGGATTTAGACAATTTATAACAAAAAATATTGGTAATACAAGTTCTCTTACACCAAATATTGGTGCGGCTGTTATTGATAGCAAAGCACGTGGTGGTAAATTAATTAATGATGATGATCCAAATCTTTTACTAGTAGGCACAGACAGATTCGTAATTAGATCAAATCCGATAAAAGTTAGTGAATTTTATCAAGGTCAATTTTTAAGTGCTAGTTTTAAAATTGTTGGTAGTGATATATCTAATAGAGGATTTATTATTACTAGATTCGATTCGTCTAGTGTTATAAACAGTACTGACGGTTATAAATACTTTAAATACATTTTTGAGGCTACTAGTTCTAAAATTGTCATAAAAAAAACAAATAATCCATCTCCACCTGGTGGTAGTGGATATACTAATATAGGTGTTCAACATACACAATCATTTAAAAGACCAAATATTAGTACAAAAATTAGTTTAATCGATGGTACAAGCAACGCGTTTACATCTAGTTTTTTTAATGCGTATACAGGTAGCGGCGGAGGTGGCGGAGGTGGCGGAGGTGGTGCAATTGGATGTGGATCTGGTTCTGTGAAAGCCACCGGCATTGATACTTCTACAGTAGTAAATACGTATGGTGATAGTAACACAGCAGGTGTGAGTGTAATTGTGATAAATAATGTGGGAGGACCAACTAAATATTTTACACAACAAAATAATAATTACACTTTTATTTCAAGTTATATTGCTGGAACTAGACATACACGTTGTCGACTTTCACCAAATATACAAACTTATGGACTCGGCCCTGTTGATAGATTTGCTCATGTAATGTATAGACCTGCTACGTCAACTTCTACACTTGGTATAGTTGATGGTCATTTTGTAGATAGTAATAACGCATTGTTATTATCGTGTCCTATTAGTACGTACGAAAATAGTTCGGCTGTTTCTGGTCCTTTAAAATTAAAGTTGTGGAAGGTAAAAATGTATACTACACACACAGGTACAGCTACACATATTAGATTCTTATTTACATATACATCTCAAATTTTGACAGATTTATTAACTAGGCCTAACAATCAAACAGCTTTATTTGGTGAATCAAATTTATCAAAAATACCAATACCTGCAATTAATCCAACTACAAATTTTCAATCCTTAACAGGAGCAAACAATTTTTCACAATTTAATACGTTTTTTGGTTATTTTGGATTCAAAAAATCGGGATTCTTTTTACAACATAACAGAATATATGATGCGTACGCTGAGTTGCCATCTGATGCAACAAATTTTACTGCAATTCCACCGTCATCTTATAATAATTCCATAGATGGTGTTATTCATGGCACACCAGTAAACACAGGTTATGATATTGATGAGTCTACAGATTTTCTAGAATTGAATGCTAGAAATTTTAATATAGGACGCACCGCGTCGGGCACGCCCGACGGAGAATTAGTAAAAACTAATACACTCGTCAAAAGAATATTTAACGGAATCATGGGAAGTCCCTCGGATGCGCCTGGTTTTAGTATAAATTATCGAACACGTTAATTATTATTGTAAATCGAAACCAATATATATTTATAACATATGGCAAGTCCTTGTAATAGTCTAAATGTACAAACAATAAAAGTAAGTCAATTACCACTTTATACACCAACTCGAAAAGATTTTGTAATGGTGATACAAAGCGGTTCAACTCTTATTTCCAAGAGATCTTCAGTAAACGGACTTTTTAGTAGTATTTTTAATGGTACTGGTAGTTATTCAGGTTCATTTACTGGTAGTTTAAAAGGTGAATTAATAGGAACAGCGAGTTATGCAAAAACAGCAAGTTATATAAAATTTGGTACAGGCACAACAAACTATTACACTATTTGGAAAAATGCTGACGATATATCAGGTAATACCGGTGGATCTGACATTCTAAATTCAAATAATAATGTAAAGTTTGAAAAAACAATTGATTTGTCTGAAGCTACCCTAGCTAAAAAAATTTATTTTAGAAGTGCTTCGTTTAAAAACTTCGTTGGTTTTGGTGGTCAACCATACAAAACATATTTTAGAACAACCCAAACCGAAGACCTAAATAATTCATTTGTTTTATATTGTGGTGGTCAACATGATAGTACCGAGACGGCCGATTTCCAACCAGGTTTAAGTGGTAGTACAATATTAGGAACATATTATGATAACGTGGGTATAGGTGGTTTTAGTACTCCACTAGGTATTAATGCTATATTACATTTACATTTAACCGCATCAAAATTACAAAATTCTGATGGAGCATTTAGCAATCCAAATACAAAAACACCTTGGGTTTATTCATATGGTGAAGCATTAACTATTGCTAGAAAAAATCCATTCAGAATTACATCTGGTAGTAATTCGGCTGTTACTTCTACAACAACTACGGCCGGTGGTGCAATATTATTGAATGTAAGCGCTTCTGGACAGTTAGATGTAAAAGGTGATATTGTAGCGTTTTCTACATATGGATCATCTGATGAAAGATTAAAATCTAATATCACAACATTAGAAAATGCGAATGAAACATTGGCAAAATTAAGACCTGTCTCATTTACTTGGAATACTAATAATAAACCAGATTTCGGTTTAATAGCACAAGAAGTTGAAAAAGAACTTCCAAATTTGATTAAGGAAGATTTAGGTGGTTTTAAAGTTGTAAAATACACATCATTAATTCCTTTCTTAATTCAAGAAATTCAACAACTTAGAAAAGAAGTTGATGAATTAAAAAGTAAATTAAATTAAATATGAAAAAAATATTAATGTTAGTAGCTGTAATCAGCACTTTTTGTGCTGCATCAATTAATGCCGCTAATTTTAGCTGGAGTGTATCGGTAGGAATCGGTAACTGTGTTCCTGTTTATACACCGCCGGTAGTATGTGTACCAACCGTAGTTTATGTTCAACCAACTATAGTTCGTCATGTTGTTTATACACAACCAGTTGTTGGACACGTGGTTCATACCACACCTGTTATTGTACAACAACCTATTTGTACGGTTCCTGTTGTAAATTATTATAGTTCTGATTGTTATCGTTCACCTGTAAGTGGAGTTGTTTGGGTTGGAAACGGTCCTCGTTATCATTCAAAACATAGATAATAAATTGACATTTCTAAATAGATTGATACTATATATTTTTAGATAGTATGTGTGTATTATCTACTATAGTGCTCATAATGAGACTATTAGGTTAATAAGTTCAAATTGAATTATTAAAAGAAAGGAAATATATGGCAGTTATTAAATATGGTAGTCCGTTTGCATTGCGTCACGTTGACCGCGATGAATTTTTAGCACCCTTCGATAAATTATTCGATGAGGTATTTACATCACAATTCCCCGAAATTACCAAAGAATTGGGCGTCGGTTTCTTTGAAAAACAAAGTTATCCACGTGTAGATGTAGTTGATTATTCGGACAGAGTAGAAATCTTAGCGGAAATACCTGGATTATCAAAAGACGAAGTAAATGTAGATTTACAAGAAAATATACTTACGATAAGTGGTCAAAAAGTAAAATCAGTTGATGATAAAGAGACTGATGGTAGATATATACGTAGAGAACTAAAACACAGTAGTTTTAAACGTAGTTTTACACTAGGCGACGTAATTGATACGGCAGAACCTGAAGCTAAGTTTGAAAACGGTTTACTAAAGGTTGTACTTAAAAAGGTAAAACCTGTTATACCACAGTCTAAACGAATAAAAATTAATTAAGTTATAAAAACTCAAAACCCTCCATGAAAGTGGAGGGTTTTATATTTATATATATGAAATTTGAAAAAGTAATATTATTAACTTCTTTATTTATTGCTGGATGTGCTGCTTATTTTAGTGTTTATGGTATTGGATTATTATTTTCAGGCGCAGCAATTGCTGCTATGATAATGGCGACAAGTCTTGAATTGGGAAAGTTAGTTTCAACTAAGTTTGTGTTTGAAAATTGGAAGAAAGTAAATTTATTGATTAAATTATATTTAACTAGTGCTGTCTTTATTCTAATGGTAATTACATCTTTGGGTATATTTGGTTATTTAACAGCCGCTTTTCAAAAATCTTCATTAGAAAGTGAATTATCAAATAACAAGATTGTAAGTCTAGAAACACAAAAATTGGATGAGTCTAAAAAGACGGACACTATAAAATCTACGATTGATAATCTTTATAAACTAAGGTCTTCTCAGGAAAATAGATTAAATGAAAGTATGACCAATGCTTTGATTGTACGAAATCCTATTGCAATGCAAAACCTTCAAAATCAAATTAACGAACAAATTTCGGATTTAAATGAGCAGATAAAATCTGAGAATGAAAAAATAAAAATTAATGAAACTAAAATTTTGTCTATTGATGAACAAATTTTCAAGTTAAAAGTAGAAAATAGTCAGAGAAAAGATATCACGACATTTAAATTCGTAGCGGATGAATTTGGAACTACTGTGCCTAAAGTAGCAAAATGGTTTATAATCATGTTGATTACTGTATTCGATCCATTAGCAATTGTATTATTAATTGCCTATAATTTTAAACAAAAAAAAATAATTGATGATTTAATCACAGAAGCTGAAGAAATCAAAAAAGAAGAACAAAAAATTGAAATTAAGACAGAAATTCCTACGGAAAAGAATGAAGAAATTCCGAGTAATATTGAGAAGCCTATTAAATTAACCGAAGAACAGTTAATTGAAAAAGAAAAAGAAAGAAAAGCTAAAATCAGAGCTAAATCATCTGGTTATTTCGGAAGAATGTTTGGTCGTTAAAATTAAAAAAAGTATTTTATACGATTGGTTTATTTTATTATGAAAATAATAGTGTTTTTGTTTTTTAAAACATATTTAATTTTAGCTTAAAAATGAATGACTCCGAAATAAACCAAGTTTATAGATTATTAAAAGATGCGTTTAACAACGCAGATTGGACAAAAATAGAAGAAGCCATGGCATATCTTGAAGATTATATCGAAGGGGATTCAGAAGAAGACACGGATTATTAAATGTATTTTTTATTATTACTTTTACTCACGGTCTCTGTGATCGCCAATTTCTTTCTAATTATTAGCCTAAGAAAAGCTTTTAGTACAATTGACGTTTTAGAATCGTGGGTTATCGATTTTAAAGATTTAATTAATAAATTATATAATAATTTGAAACAAATCGATGATCGTGGTATGTTTGAAAAAGATGATGATGTCGGCGTAACATTTACGGCTATAGTCGATATTATTAAAAAATGTAACGAAAGAGTTCAGATACAAAAATATGATACAAACAGTTCACCAAACACCGATGAAAATTTCAAAAAATAAGAAAACCAAAAGTAATAAAATTACAATTAAAAATGTATTTTTAAAACCGGTAACTAAAATAAATAAAAAATTAAAACCGGTTGTTAAAGAATCAAAAACAAAAGAAAACAAACCTAAACTTTTTTCTAAACTGGAAATTCGTGTGCCTAGAAGTGTCGAATCCGTAACTAGTGTAAAAGATGTATCTTACGAAATTACAGATGAAAGTTTGTTAGATGGTCCCAAGAAAAAACGTCGTGGTAGAAACAAGAAAGATAAAATTTATTTTTCTAAAGCAACTGAAGAAGCAATAGTAGCATATAATTCTTCTGAGAATATGACCGAAAGAAATCATATTTATGAGACGCGTATAAAATTTAGTTTTGAGAAGTTAGTTGAAAATATTTTCAATACATTCAAATTTACATATTTTGATAACAGTCCACTAGAAATTCAAAAAGAAACAGTTACTCATTTGGTTTCTAATATTCAAAAATTTGAATCTGGCAAAGGAAAAGCATTTAGTTATTTTAGTATAATTGCAAAAAACTACCTCATATTTCACAATAATAACAACTTTAAAAGATTTAATCAACATGTAGATATTTCAGAGCAACCATCTGAATCTAGTGTATGTTTACAAACCGAAGATGTTCATCATAAACAAAAAGAAACTAATGAGTTTATGAAGCTCATGATTGATTATTGGGAGAAAAATGTAAATAAAATCTTTTCAAAACAAAGAGATTTAAACATTGCTAATGCTGTAATTGAATTGTTCAGAAACAGTGACAGACTAGATGATTTTAACAAAAAAACACTTTATTTATATATACGTGAAATAAGTAATTGTAAAACTCAACAGATAACAAAAGTTATAAACAAAATGAAAAGTTATCAAAATGCAGTTTTACAATCTTACCAAAATAGAGGTAACATTTAAAATATAAAACTATATAGTTTTATATTTATTGGTATGGAACTTGATTTTGAAATATATAAAGGAAAGACTTTTGGTCACCTTTGTAAAGATATAGTTAAAAATTCTGAGAGTAAAAAGGATCAAATTGATATTTTAATTTCAGAACTACGAACTTTAATTAAAACTGTAAATGATGCCATAATTGTCGTACCTTTAATTAAGGACTATTATGATGTTGGTGTGAAAAACGATGAACAGTTAGTAAAACTTGCCGCTGTAGTCCAAAGATTGGTAAGTAGAGGAGAACAATCTGGCGAAGGTGGTAATCTTGTTTTGTCAGACGATGAGAAAAAACAGTTATTAGAAGAAGTAAAAAATATTCAATTTGATATCAAAAAATGATTACAAACCAAAGTCATATTAATTCAAATCTCACTAGTATTACTGCTGCAAAAAACGACAGATTAATAGGTAGTAGTGGTTTGAAAAGTGAAGTAGGAGTTTTTATTGCAACCGTCGTTGATGCAATTTTCAACGAAAATCACCCATATTTTAAAACCGCAAAGAAAATTGACAGTTCAAACACACCTGTAAATTACAAAGACGAAGCTGCAAAGTCGAATGATATTGATTATAGTTACGTAGGTCGTATTAAAATTAGAAAATTGGATGACTCAAGTGTAAGTTTAGATAAATTACCGTGGGCATTACCTCTTAATAGAGACATATCTCAAATACCATTATTAAATGAAAACGTATTAGTTTATGAAATTAATGGTACATTTTATTACGCCAATGTATTGTCATCACGTAATTTTATCAATAATAATGCAGATTTTGGACAAAATTTAAAATTGTCATTTTCTCAAAATCAAAAACAAATACGTTCCGATAAAAATGAATCTTATTTGTCCAATCCGAGAAATATTAAAAACAGCAACAAAGGTTATTTAGGCGACTATTTTATAATTAATAAAAATATAAGGTCTGTTAAAAAATACGAAGGTGATACTGTGATTGAAAGTAGAAATGGTCAATCGATTAGAATGTCTACTTACGATAATAGTAGATTTAATGATAAAGGGTTTTATCCATCTTATGCTTTAGATAATAATTTATTTCCAGACAGCAGTGATGGTGGTAACGGCAATCCGATGATCGTTATTCGTAATCGTCAGAGAAATTTAGCACAAGATGCTCCTCAACTTATACATCCAAAATTGCCTCCAATCCCCGTTGTACCTAATATTGAAAAGAATTATGGAGGACAGATTGAGGAAGATATAAATCACGACGGTTCTTCGATTTATATTACATCAGGCTATACCGTCTCAAGTTGGAAAACAACGGTTTATAAAAGTATATTTGGTAATACAGAGAAAGGTGAACCAACAGAAGAACAAACAAAGTTTAATCCACCAGGTTCGACAGGTTTTAGATTTCCAATATTGGCCGGTGACCAAGTTGTACTCAACACCGATAGATTAATATTGAGTAGTAGATTTGCAGAAACTTTTCACTTTAGTAAGAAACGTTATAGTGTCGTAACTGATAATGAATATACCGTTGACGCGAATGATAAAATTGTATTAACTACAAACAATTCAACGTGTATAAATTCTCCACAAATATTCTTAGGTCAATATGGAGAAACAAACGAACCGGCACTATTAGGTCAAACAACGGTAGATTGGTTGTATGATTTGTGTAACTGGTTATTGGATCACGTACATTGGTATCATCATGTACACCCACATCCACACGGTCACGAAGATGCTGGCAAAATTAATGCGGAAAATACAAATGATGCTGTACCAGATCAAACACAAATACCAGTACAACAAATTAAATTAAGACTATTAAGAGACAATTTACACAAAAATCTAAGTAGAAGAGTATTTTTAACAGGCGGTGGATATGCACCTGGTAGTAACGGCGTTAAACCACCGGGATCTGGCGGTGAGTGTAAAGATCCAGTTGAAATAAATACTGTTACGGGAGAAGGCGTTGTCGGTGATTTCAAAGGTAGAAATCGTCGTGAAGGTCCGGTACAAATTGAATTTGAATTGGAGAACTAATATGGCAAAAGAATTATTTTTTGATTATCCTACAGTCGATCTTTTAGGTAATTTACAATCCAGTAAAAAACCTGTTAAGAGTATAAATGACACAAATGATATTTCTATAATTCTTTTTTTTGATGGTGTACCATTAGTTGGCGATTTATTGGATGTTTTAAAAAACCATGTAAAATATTCAAATTTACCAGATGAAATTAAAAATAATGTAAATAATATACAAAATATTCCTATTGGCGATCCTAACGCGTTTAAAACTATTAATACTGCATTTGGTAGAGATCCATTATCTGTTAGTCCGTTGATTATTAGATCGAATTACGATTTAGAAAACGATAAACCAGATCAATCAAAAACTTTTACTTTAATTTTAGCGGAGACATCTGAAAGAGATTGGTTTAAAAAAGAATATGCCAGTGATGATAAAGCTTTTATAAGTGCAGCTATAAAAAACAATTATAAATTTATTTCAATTTGGCGTAATCAAGTATTAGTTGCTGAACTACAATTATTAAGCGGCGAATTTTCTGTAAAAACCCGACTTCTTTTTAGTAAAACTACGACGGGTGGTTATGTAAACACACAACGAGATACATATAATGAATTAATTGATGTTTATAAAAGTTTTAAAGAAAAAGCTAAAGCCGGCAATCAAGAAATTCGTAAAGATTTCGGATCGGTTTTTAATTTACCAAGTGATCCTGAACCAGCTTTGCCGGGTCCGCCTACACAAACTATAACCGGGATAACAAATAAAGCACCAACCGTAGATAATCCAAATATAAAATTACCAACACAAGAAGTTAAAAGTCTTACAGCTACATCTGCAACAGATGCAGTTTCTCAGGCTACGCCTAGTGTTCAAGTGGGTTCAGCAATACAACAAGCTCAAGGTGCTGCGAGTGGTGCAATTGGTAAAATTCAAGGTGCTGCAAGTGGTGCAATTGGTCAAGTTCAAGGTGCTGCAAGTGGAATAACTGGTGCAGCAGGTAATTTAGTTGGTGGAGTAACGGGTGCAGCGGGTAGTTTAGTTGGTGGAGTAACGGGTGCAGCGGGTAGTTTAGTTGGTGGAGTAACTGGTGCAGCAGGTAGTGTGGTAGGTGGAGTAACCGGTGCAGTTGGCGGTGCATTAAGTAAAATACCATTAGTTGGTGGTATAGCAGGCGGTTTAGTAAGTGGTGTTGGTGGCGCAGCAGGTGGTTTAGTAAGTGGTATTGGTGGCGCAGCAGGTGGTTTAGTAAGTGGTATTGGTGGATCTGCCGGCGATATACTAGGTAATCTATCATCCGGCGTTAAAGGTTCATTGGGTGGTGGTGCATTAGGCGCGGGTATAGGAGCATTGGCGGGTGGTAAAAAAGGTGCTTTAATAGGTGCGGGAGTTGGTTTATTAGCGGGCAAATCGTTAGGTAAGGCTGTTGATAAACTTAAATCTAAAGCTGATGGGTTAGGTAAAAACTGGAATCCAAACAAATTTTCACCCGCAGATATCGCTGGTAACGATAAATTCGTTGACCCTAAAACAGGAGTTATTGGTTCTACTTCAAAACTAGCAAAATCAGTTGGGGGTTTAATTGGTAAAGCTAAAGGTGCTGCAAGTGGTGTATTAGGTGCAGCGGGTAGTTTAGTTGGTGGAGTAACGGGTGCAGCGGGTAGTTTAGTTGGTGGAGTAACTGGCGCAGCAGGTAGTATGGTTGGTGGAGTAACTGGCGCAGCAGGTAGTGTGGTTGGTGGAGTAACGGGTGCAGCGGGTAGTGTGGTAGGTGGAGTAACGGGTGCAGCGGGTAGTGTGGTTGGTGGAGTAACCGGTGCAGTTGGCGGTGCATTAAGTAAAATCCCATTAGTTGGTGGCGCAGCAGGTGGTTTAGTAAGTGGTGTTGGTGGCGCAGCAGGTGGTTTAGTAAGTGGTGTTGGTGGCGCAGCAGGTGGTTTAGTAAGTGGTGTTGGCAGCGCTGCCGGTGGTTTAGTGAGCGGAGCTGGCGGATTAGTAGGTGGTGCCATAAGTGGAGCTACAGGTGCTATTGGTGCCGCGGCTGGTAAACTTGCTTTGGTTAAAAAAGGTATGCCTAAACCAAATATACCAAAACCACCGAGTACTCCACGTATTAAAACTGTAAAAATAAAAGCTCCAAATATAAATAAAGCCGCGGCAGATGCTTTAAAAAGTACCTCTGATAAAGTTAAAGGTCAATTACAATCAGTTTCGGGTCAGGTAAGTTCATTAACTGGTCAGGCAAAAGGTCAGTTAAGTTCATTAACTGGTCAGGTACAAGGTCAGTTATATTCTCAAGTTCCTAAAGGATAAATTTTGTTAAATAACAAATAATTTAATAATTATATATTATAATATGAAAGCTGAAGTACTAAAAGATTATATTAAAAAACTTGTTCAACAAGAAGTTCGTAATGTATTAAAAGTTGAACTACGTGAACATTTGAGTGAAATATTGATTGGCAACGGATCTTTGGCCAAAAAACAAACTGTAGTGGAAGAATCTGTTGAACATATAGTTCAAGAACCACAACCAACCAAAAAATTTGTCAAATATACGAAAAATGATATGTTGAATCAAATTTTGAATGAAACCACAGGTGGAATACCGAGAGAAGGATCTATGGTTGATTTAACAGAGGGTTTTAATGGAAGTCAAAATAGCATTCTCAATGAAGTAAAACCTCCTGAAAATGCATCTGAGCCTGTTAAGACGGTGTATAATGCTATGACCAGGGATTATTCAAAATTATTGAAAGCTATTGATAAAAAGAAAGGCACCAAAGATTAATGAAACAATCTATTGGTTTAAAAATACCGTTTAGATTAGGTCAAAATGGATATTTTGAAACCAATGACACTACTGCTGATCAGATTAGTAGTAATATTCAAAATCTTTTATTAACTAAACCGGGTGAAAGAAGATTCAATAACAGTTTTGGTTCAGGTTTACATAAATTGTTGTTTGAACAAAATAGTTTAGAACAGTTTAAACAGATAATTATTGATGTAATACAAACGGATTTAAATAGATTTATACAAGGTGCATTAATTCAAGATGTAAAAGTAGAATTATCAAACAACCAAAATTTTCTAGGGTCTGTTAATAATGACTTAAATAAAGTATTTATAAGTGTAGTATTTACTTATAGAAACGTAACGTCACAAACTCAAGTAACATTACAAACCAATAACATATAATGGCACAAATAGTAAATAAAACATTTAAGGCAAATACAAAAGACGTTAACTACGTCAATAGAGATTTTGCATCATTACGTCAACAATTGATAGATTTTACAAAACAATATTATCCTCAAAGTTATAAGGATTTTAGTGATAGTTCACCCGGTCAAATTTTTATTGAACAAGCGGCTTACGTCGGTGATATTCTTTCGTATTATACTGATTATCAATTTAAAGAAAGTTTTGTACAGTTTGCAACTGAACGTAAAAATCTAGTTAATTTATCTAAGATTCTAGGTTATACACCTAAAGTATCTTCCGCATCATCAACCGAAGTCGATTTGTATCAATTAATACCATCTACTCGTAATGAAAATAACGAGTATTTACCCGATTATAGATACGCTTTAATTCTAAAACCGTTTACACAACTAAAAAGTGTAAGTAATGTACCATTCGTAATTGAAGATAGTATAGATTTCAGTGAAGACAGTAAGTTTTCTCCACGTACTATTAGTGTTTATAGTAGAGACAATACTGGAGCACCACTTTATTATTTGATAAATAAAAAAGCACAAACTTATTCTGGTAAAGTTGTTACCAAAGAAATAGTTGTAAACGAACAACAACCGTTTCTTAAAATTAAATTGAACGAAACAAACGTTCTTAAAATAATAAGTGTAATCGATAGTAATAACAACAATTACTACCAAGTTTACTTTCTAGCACAAGATACAATTCCAATCGAAGTAGATAATTTACCAATTAACAATCAATTTTTATCACAATATAGATCCGAAACTCCTAAGATATTAAAAGTATTAAGAACGGAAAATCGTTATGTACTTGAAATTGATGAAAATAACAACACTTATCTTCAATTCGGAGCTAATTTAGAAAATTATGATAATACAGTGATTATTCCTAATCCAACAAATGTTGGAGTTGGATTATCAAATCTTAAAAATTTAAACATATCACTTGACATTACAAATACATTAAAATCAAACAGTTATGGTGTATCTCCTTCTAATACAACACTAACAATTACATATGTTGTTGGTGGTGGACTGACAAGTAATGTTAATAGTGATGAGATTAATACAATTGGATCAGTTGCATTTTTAAATGATAAAAGTACTTTATCTGACAGTGAATTAAGAATACTAAATAATATAAAGAACTCTTTAAGAGTTAATAACGTGAATCCGTCAACAGGCGGAGATGACGCTGAGTCAGATGAA